ACCATGAACGGTGGTATTGATGGCCAGTACTTGGCACTAACTGGTAGAGTTCCAGTCAAAGTAGTTGGCACAGTAAGACCAGGAGACTTGCTTGTGTCTAGTGACACAGCAGGACATGCTATTGTAAACAACAACGCGGCTAGTGGAACCATCATAGGCAAGGCTATTACTAGTGATGCTAATGGTGTATGTGAAGCACTAGTAACACTAATGTAAGGAATTAAAATGGCACAATTAAGTGGAAGTTTTAAAAGAAGTGACATAATTTATCTAAATATTGACAGCGCAGATGGTTTAGCGAGTGGCGATGTGTGGATGGACCACGCCAATGCAGGAATCAAGGTTTACAATGGAACCGGCTGGGAAGCAGTTTCTAGTGCCATTAACTGGATGACACCCCAGGACTTTGGTGCGGCTGGCGATGGTGTTACAGATGACACTCAAGCACTCAAAGATTGGTTGCAAGGTGCCACAGAACTTTATGCCCCACCAGGAACTTATCTCGTAGATCAACAGGTAGGTAATGACGGAGTCCGCGCTACAATCTCTGATAGTATCAACATTGTATGCCACTCCAAGGCTATTTTTAAAGCAAATACTGGTTTAGACTACGACATGATACAAATCAAACCATCCACCTCAGGATTCACTGACGATCGTGAGATTAGTGTTTTTTGGAGAGGTGGTACTTTTGATCAGCGCCTTCAGGCAATGAGTACATCTGTACCATATGGCAGCACCTTCCCTGCAGGCGGCCCAGGTGGCCAGGGAACATCTGCAATCACTGACGGTTTGTCGATCAGAGGTGAAATAAACGATAATGGTGACAGAAAAGCTGGATTCACAAAGGTATTAGTTGAAGGTACTCAATTTATTGCTAGTGATCCTACCAATCCTCACTGGCAAACCAGTGGCGGCGATTCGGGTATCTTTATTGCAGGCACACAGCATCAGGAAGTTAATGACTGTACCTTCTTTGGCAATCGTGATTTAGGTATATATGGTTCAGGTCTTAGTACTAATGATATTATACCTGATTCATCTGCAAATTACAGAAACAATGTTTTTTATGGGTGCATGTTTGGTGTTACCAGTAAGCGCAACATGGACAACGTTATTATGATTAACAACATAGGCATTAACTGCGGCGGTTTATGTGCGGCCAGTGATGCTACGGGTACAACTGGCGCAAATAACCTGTTTTCAAACAACATGGGTACCAACTGTGGATACATTGTGAATCTCAAAGACGGTAGCAATCTTAGTGCGGTCAATAACCACTCCTATGAGCATGGCCATGTTGATAAAGACGGCAATGCATTTACTAGTATATTCAACGAAAACGATGAGAACGCTTGTGTATTAGCCGAAGGCAGTGAGGGATGTGATATCTCAACCAATGTTGTTCACAGCGTGGACTCCAGAATCACTGCGGCCAATATACCAGTTTACACTGTGTTAATGAGAGAAGTGTCAGATAGTGGCAACATCTGTACTGAAAACTTTGTTTTCAATAACACAGGTAGGCAGGTTGATAGTGTTATCAAAGACAAGGCTAATAACGCAGAGTATACATTTGCTTGGAACAACTACGGACGTCAACTTCAGACTCAAGTTCCAGTTGACTTGAATTTTGATGCTGGATCCGCCAACTGGTCAGGACCACTGGAAGATGACAACAGTACCTTCACACTATCAGGTACTACTGCTACTACGGATATGAAATCATTTGTTGTCAAATCTAAAACACTTAATCAGTTAGATCGTTTAAGAATTGTAGCTGGAGGCACTATTTCTGGTACTGCAGGGCAGAAAAACTTAGGTATCCGTTCAGGAGGTCTTGCCTTTAGAGGAGTCACTTTTGACGCCAGTGTAGAAGGTGACTTTTTGCTAGATATCGAAGTAGAAATTGAGGACTCCACACCTGGATCAGAATCACAGAGAATTATTGGCAAGGTTATAGTTGAGGGAAATGTGGGAGTTGTATATCAAGCCGAGACAGCAGACACTTCAATCAGTGATCTCAATCTCAGAGTAGTAGGCAGAACGTTTAACAACACTGACACTATCACAGTCAACACATTTAGGATTACATTCGTATAAGAAGGATAGATTATGGCACACCAAATATTTGGAAGTTTTCAGGGACAAAATGGAATCATTTATCATAATATCAATGATGAAAATGTCACTGCTGGTGACATTTGGTTTGACCATGCCAACTCTGACATCAAAATTTATTCTAGTACTTCCAGTTCCTGGGTAAGTGTAGACAAAGACGGGGAAACTGCACTTGAATATTCCAAAGCCGCAGGCTTGGCTGTTGAGCAAAACTTGTATGCTCAGGCTGGACAACCAGCACTTACTGTGTTAGCAGTAGGCGCAACAACCTCTGGTAAGGTACAAGGATGCTCACTAGGCGATGGTAATGTTGTGGAAGTTTATGCTACTGGCGCAGATTATAGTGCGGCCAATGTTTTATATCGTGAGTTTATGTCAGCAGGCGAACCCATCTGCTTTACTGGACTTAGTCCTGGTGCTATTATTACATCTACGCAGGGCTTTTATGGTGCTGGCGAGCAAAACCTTGATGCCACTGGTCAGAGATCGCCTATGCCGCTACTAAGTTTGGGATTGAGTTTTAACGAAAGTTATGTTTATGCCTTTAGAAGCTCACAACAGACTCCAAGTTTTATTTCAGGTGGTACTACCGGAGATGCAACAGGTCAAGTTATTATTGTGAATGGCGCCTTACCATCCACAGTTACATTCACAAAAAATGGAAACATAGTTCAGGGCCAAACACCCAGAGATTTGGATCCCTGGGAAATTACTTATTTTTATACTGATCAAAATACTGAATACTTTATTAGCGCCACATCTAAAGTCATGGCATGCGTACAAGCATACATGGGCGACAATCCACAGCAATCATCTTCTGACACTGTGGATCCAAACGCAAGATTTTATGACGCTAGACTTATTATGCCACTCACAAACGATGGCATCACCTGGCCCAGATCAGGATATGTGAGCGCACCATATGACAACACAGAATCTAAATATTATGTCAGAGACGGCGTTACCGGTGACTTCCCAACAGTAAATCCAGGTAGTCCTGTGGACTTTGACGCCGCTACTGGAGCAAATGACCCGGACTATGAACCCAGAGGTGCTACACGCCTCAGAGCCACTGGTTTGGTATCAGCGTATTCAGGCGCAGACACTGCTGGCTTGGAAGCAACCCCTCTGATGCCAGTGAGTGCTATGTCACAAGTAGTAGCACAGCCATTTTATATAAACGATGGTGGCGACGGTGGTAACTCAGGTGTGGCCATAGCAAGTCCCTACAAAGGCACAGCCAAGATATATGAGTGGGATACTGCTAGCAACACCGCAGTATTGGCATACACTGTGCCTCTTGACAGAGGTACTACCGGACAGGGCATTACTCCCAGTACTCCAGAAGATCAGTATATACCCAACGCTGGTTTGGTTTCTAACGATGCTCCAGGTATCACTGATACTTGTTTGATAGAACTTGTGGGACAGTTAGATCCAGGTTATGTGGTAGCAGACGTACCCATCACAGTGATATCACAAAGTGCCACGACGAATACTACTTTTACAATTAGATCACAGAATGGTACTACTACACAATCGATCAAAATCAATAGTGACGAATCACTCATGATGGGCTGGACACCACAAACTAAGAGAGCAGTAGTCAAAGAGGACGCCGACGGATATACTCGCAGACTTGATATTGATAACTCAGGAACTGTAACATACCCATTAACCTAAGGAACACACATGTCACTAAAATTTGGAAGATTTCAGGGCGCAAATGGTATTATAAATTTTAATATCGATGATGCTGATAGTAAAACGCCCGGTGACATTTGGTTTGATTATGCCAACTCAGAAATAAAAATTTACCAGGGTGGTAGTTATTCCAATGTAGACAAAGATGGCGAAGCCGCATTAGAATACTCCAAAGCCGCAGGCTTGGCAGTAGAACAAAATCTATATGCCCAAGCAGGACAACCTGCTCTCACAGTACTAGCAGTAGCCGCAACTAACACCGGCAAAGTACAAGGCGTATCCTTAGCAGATGGCAATGTTATCGAAGTATATGCCACTGGTGCTGACTATGAAGCAAGTAATGTCTTATACCGTGAGTTCATGTCACTGGGCGAGCCTATCTGTTTTACAGGTCTCAACCCTGGCGCAATCATTACATCAACATCAGGTTTTTATGGTTGTAGTGAGCAGAATCTTCCTAGTACCCAACAGGAATCTCCCATGCCACTCCTGAGCCTGGGTTTGGCATTCAATGAAAGTTATGTATATGCTTTCAGAAACTCAGATGAACTACCCACTTTTCTAACAGGCAATAGTCCATATGGAAATGAAACTGGCATGATCATTATTTGTAATGGCTCACTGCCGTCCACTGTAACAGTTACAAAAAATGGAAACACAGTTGCAGGTCAGACACCCAGAGATTTAGATCCCTGGGAACTGACTTACTTCTATACCGACGGCAATGGTGAGTACTTTATTAGTGCTACATCAAAAGTTATGGCATGTGTAATGTCTTGGGCGGGATCAGATCCACCTCAAAATCCCGGTGACCCAAGTAACCATACAGGCGCAAGATTTGGTGATTGTAGACTTATTATGCCTCTGACCAATGACGGTATTACCTGGCCCAGACAGGGTTTTGTGAGTGCTCCATATGATAACACAGAATCCAAATACTATGTCAGAGACGGCGCTACAGGAGATTTTCCTACTGTAAATCCAGGATCGCCTGTGGACTTTGATGCCGGCACTGGTGCTACTGACGCAGACTACGAACCCAATGGCGCTACACGCCTCAGAGCCACTGGTTTGGTATCAGCATACTCAGGAGCAGACAGCGCAGGAAGAGAAGCATCACCTCTGATGCCAGTGACTGCTATGTCACAAGTAATAGCCCAGCCATTCTTTATCAAGGATATAGGAGATGGCGGTAACTCAGGAGTAGCCATTGCTAGTCCATACAAAGGCACCGCAAAGGTGTATGAATGGGATAGTGCCAGCAATGTGGCTGTATTAGCATACACCGTACCGTTGGATAGAGGAAGCACTGGAGGCGGCCTTACACCTAGCACCCCAGAAGATCAGTATATACCCTGTGCTGGCTTGATTGCTAATGAGTCTCTGACTGATAGTTGTTTAGTTCAATTGAACGGAGATTTAGGCGCTGGATATGTTATTGCTGATGTACCCATTACGGTAGTAACACAGAATGGCGATCAAGGCTACACACCTAGCTTAAGATCGCAAAATGGCACAACAACCACATCCATAGTAAACCACGGTGATGAAACATTATTCCTGGGTTGGACACCACCTGAGTTGAGAGCAGTTATCAAGGAAGATGCTGATTTTTATACTCGTAGGCTTGATATTGACAACGCTGGTGTTGAAACTTATCCTTTGACTTAACTTACTCTGTACACTTGAGATCCAATGTGGCCACATACCACTTCAGTGTCACACCACACTTCAAAACCACGATCCCTAGCCTTGGCGCAGAAGTCCCAATCTTCTGACACAGTGTTCTTATGATCCAACGCAACATGATACTCAAACGCAGGCTGTCCCACGCCTTCAAACACCTCACGCTTGACTAACACACAACCGAATCCACAGCCACCGATCTTAAACATTTGTTTGTCTTTTATGTCTGCCCATTCTAAGTTGCTACCATGCTCGCCATACACTTCCAATATCTGCTTGTCTTTACGCTGACGATAAACACCTGACACAACATCTACATCATGGTCAATAAACTTCTGTAACACAGTGTTATCAAATGTAACGTCTGAATCCACACTAAACAGATAGTCGTATCCACCTTTGATAACCCAGTCAGCAATAAGGTTGCGTATTTGGTCTATGCGGTAACCATAGAAGTATTGGAAGTCTACTTCGACATTATCGTCCACTATCTGATCATAGATAGACTTGAAAGTATCTACCTCAATGTTTTTAGCAGTGGGTATGGCTACCAACACACGCTTTTTATCTGAAGGATACTTGCGCGGAGCATCCAGCCAATCTACAGTACGGTTGAGCACATACTCTGCGTTGCGTGTCTGTTCAGCATCGTTGACTTTATAGTCGTTGTTATCATGTGCGTCATTGTAGACATACCATATATCAGGCACACATACAACCTTCGAAGGATGCGCGGCTTCTATAGCGGCATAGAACACTGCAGTATCACCACCAGCACCCAGCCAGTTACCGTCAGCATCCTGATATGTGCTATCCTTGTAGATGTGTAGCATACGCGCTCTGAATGTACGCAAGTGTGTGTAAGGCATATTCCAGTTGAATCTATGCTTGCGATATGCTTGTGCTTGTTGTACAGCATTAGGATATGGCTGTGCGATAAGAGGTATATTGTCTACCAAACTCCAGCAACTGCCATAACTAAACTCACAGTCATCGTGATACAAGTTATTGATCTTATGGAATATCTCTGGATCAGGATACAGCCAATCGTCACCGTCCACCAGCAAGACAATGTTCTCAGGGTCCAACTTGTTGATGAGTTCTACCTGATTTCTCACAGCACCCTTATTTTCTTTATTGTTGTACACTTTGAGTTCACAGTCAGGCAAATGCTTTCTGAGAACAGCGTCTATGACTTCTATGGGATTGTCTGTACTCGCATCGTTGATAAGATGTACGCTGTAGTTGTCGTAATCCTGCGCAAAGATACTTTCCAAACATAGAGGTAAAAACTTAGTAGCATTGTAGAAAGGTATCACAATATCAATGTGTTGCTGTTCCTGACGCTCTACAGGATTGTGATGTGGGTTAGCATAGCGAGTGCCAAATACTTGTCTGACTCTCTGATTGATTTTGCTTACATTACGATATTCTGATTTGCTGAGATAGTTATACTTGACACTATCACAGAAATGCTGTTTCCACTGTAGGGCCACTGTATCCCAGGTATTGATGCCCGCAAGTTGATTACAGGCATACTGCTTCTGCTGGTTGAGATAACGGTTGTTGTAGGCATCTACTGCTAACTTAACAAAACGCTCCTCCTGATCACTTGCTACAATATGTGGGAACAATCCGTTGGGCTGAATAGCATAGGGAGTTTTCCAGCAAGCCTGGTCAATAGCAATCTCCTCCAATGCTCCAAATATGTTACAGATAACAGGAGTATTGTAGCTCAGGGCTTCCAATACACTGATGCCGTATGTCTCAGGAAACTCACAAGGGTAGAGCATATAACTTGCTCTGGCCATCCAGTCAGCAACCTGTACAGGAGTAACTATGCCTGTAAATGTAATATCTGACTCAGGATTGTCTTCGGCTTGCGACCGTAAACGCTCGTATGTTTTCTGTTGCTCGTCTGGCTCCTGATCATCACCAAACTTGTAGTATCCTCCCAGAATCGCTAACTTTGCTTCAGGCAACTGCTCCTTGACTCTGGGCCAGATACGCTCCACCAAACT